ACTGGTCTGGAGAGATCTGTGGTGCACCATATATTTCTGCTGGATAGTTTGTGCTTTGGAAACTGCCACTACCGATGTCCAACATGTCATGACTGGTTGCTCTTAGTGTTGAAATACCAACTGTAATGTCTGCGGCTTGTCCTGCTTGTGGACCGGCCCTAAAGGTTACAGTATCTGAAAATGTACTTAGATCTTTTGTTAGACCAGGTGTTATATCTATTTCTGCATAGGCTGCACCTACTTCTACTTTGCTTCTAAATGCTGTGATGCTGTGTATAGTACCATTAAATCCAAACTGATAGGGATTGCCTGCGGCCTGTGCAGCTTCAATTCTTGAACGTTCATTGTTGTCAAGATCGACTTCAAGTCTGACTGTTGTATCGCCAACCTGTCCACTGCCAGGTACACTGCCTGCTGTGGTATCTACAACAGGTTTCACATAGTCATAGGTTTCACGTAAAGTAACTTTGGCTGTGTTGGCAGGTAATCCTGCTGTGTCATATGATAATACTCTGTATACTGTATTTGGATCGTCTTTATATACCAATGCTGTTGAAGGACGAGTTGGATTAACGTCAATTACATTTCCAATTTTTATTACCTGTCCATTGCGAATTATTATATCTGTATTGTCAGGAACATCAGTTTTCAGTCCTGTTGTAGAAGTGTCATTATTACCAGCACTCGCAATGTTTAACTGTATAACTCCAGGAGTTGCTGTAGCTGTAAATCCAGTTATTTCATAACGAACAATTTCAAATGTATCGCCATCTGCATTGGCAGCACCGTTGTGGTCAATTTCTATTTCGCTTACATTAAACGGTTCATATGAGTATCCGTCAACAAATATCTGTAGGTCGCCTTCTTGGTTGTTGGCCGCAAATGCACCTGCTGTGTTAACAATGGCAATTTGCACTGTATCTTCCGAAAGATTAACTTCGTCAGCAGTTTCTAACGGGTCACTGCCTCTGGCAACAAGAGCAAAATCTCCATATCCACAACTACCATTCAAACTGCGGATGTCTGCTCCATTTTCTGATAGATATGCAATGTGACAATAGTATGTGAAAACACTTACTGCTTCTGACCTTGCACCGTTGGTTACCCATAGTCCATAACCTAAATCATTGATTTGCGTAAAGTCATTGCTCAACATTGATATATTACCAGCTGTAAGAATCTCAATGTCAAGTGGTAGAGTAGGTAAAGGATCTCCAGTGTTTACAATTTGATAGTACGCAACATCCCATGGTGTTGAAGTATCCAACAGCACTCGGTATTGTCCTGTACTAACTCCTACAGTGTCAACTTTGTTTATTTGAAATCTTGTTCCGTCAACATAAAAACTTGTAGGTGCTTGAGGTTCTCTATCTACACTATCAATTACAATTTCTGTAGTTGAGTTTGCCTGCACTAATCTTGCATCAAGGTTGCCACAGAATCCGTCTACAAACATACCGCCTGCGAAACTTACATCGGGTGCTTTTGACCTTGAAAAACTTGATGCTGTTTGTGTGTATGGTGAACGTGTTTTAATCTGTCCGACAGGATCAAGAACTTCCATGAATCCGCCATGCTGTTGTACAGTTATGTTTCTGATAATAGTAGCATCATTCATCAAGAACACATCAAGTTCTTCGTTGTTCTTGGGTTGATTAAAGTTGTTGCCTCTAATAATTTCTGCTACACCACCTACGTAGTTTGTGACTATTGTTTCTACTGCTGGTGTAGTTAGGAGGTTGTTAATATAAGTTGCCAGTTGATCAATGCTGTCTGCTGTAGGCGTAACTTGATCTGCTGGAAGATATGCGGCTTGACCATAGTAGGCCAAACCTGCGTTGAGTGTACCGTTGTATTCACCATACTCTAAATCAAAGACTAAGCCGTCAATGATCAATCCTGCATCACGTCTACACTTTGTTTCATTGTAATCTAAACTTGGATATGTAGAACTTATGTAAGCAATAGTTTGATCTATCAAACTCTGTTTGTTGTTGCGGATGAGTTCTATTTCTGCTGTATATCCTCCTTCATTAGCTATGAATGGATATATCCTGGAAGTGTAATCAGTTGTATAGTGTCTTCCAAAAGGTCTTGGTTCTACACCAGAGTATCCATCAAGATTAGCCGCATCTCTTTTGAATCCTATATCAGCATATGGACTGTTACTCATTCCAGGCTGTGGTCTAATAATACTGCGCCTAAATTCATCACCTTTGATTGATGTGTTTACAGGAACTCTAATTGGAAAATGTTCATAGTAAATACCTGTTTCAACGAAGATTGTAATTTCAGGAATGCTTTGAACACCACTTACATATGGTGTGCTTGGAATCGCACTGCCAAATTTTAATTGTTCACCTGTTTGGAATTCTCCACTTTCAACATCAACTACCAATTGATCAGTTAATCCACCAGGAACATTATATTCTTCTATGATACCTATAGCTCCTGAAGTTTGACCTATTACTCTAAAGCCACTACGAAGTTCTGCTGTAGCATCAAGATTTGTTCCGCCATTTGTTATGTTTAAATTTTTGTATGGTGCGTTATCTACTATGCTGTCTATAACACTCCTTTGTTGTCCTGAACCAGGATCATAAGTTATATATTTTTGATATGGACCTAATCCTTTTGCACCATTTTTGATTATTGCTTCTGCTTCTCGGCATGCCCTATTTAAAGTTTTGAATGCTGTTCCTGGAGTGCGACCTTTCTTTTCTTTGAACGTGTCATCATCCTTGCCATTAGGTGATACATAAAGAACATTTGTTACACTGTTGAACGGTGATGAACCTAATAGGAAAAAGTCACTGCCATCCGAATATTCAAGTGTGTTGGTTTCATTGTTGTATCTAATTAAACCTGGTGTAGGTGCAGGCCTTGTATTGTTAGGATCTGCAAGCAATATAGAGGTAACATTTCCGTCATCGTCTACAGTAATCTTATCATTAAAAGCAGGATTACCACCTTGAGTTTGTCCATCACCTACATAAAATACCTGTTGATCGGTATCATAGATGGCCTCTCCTTTGAGAGGTGTAAATGCTTTGCGATCTGCTGTCGGACCTCTTCTAAATAGTATACTTCCGTTTTCACTCATCGTCAAACTCTATCAATGGACTGTCCGGACCATACTCGACATTAGGATCGTAAGATGCTGTGCCAGCTATTGGTATAGTACCGCCGTCTAAGTATGCTTGTGGAGTTTGATTTGCTGAACCGCCTTCTATATTTTGGAATGAAACATAGTTTGCAGGTGGATTGATTAGTCCACCGTCAATGGCTGGTATAAAAAATATATTTCCTTTGTCAAAAGGGGCACCTCTGTAAAATGGCATATCAAATAGTCTCCTACTTGATATTTATGCTAATTTACAGTGAGTCCTGTTGTCTTTTCAATATATTGACTTGCCATTTCTTTTTCAGTCTTGGCCACGCAAATAATATTTTGCATGTTTAGAGTGAATTTATTGTCGTGTCTTACTGTAAACATATAAGGTGCAAGTCCCATGCCCTGTTGCTGAACAACAAGCATTAATGGTTTAACAACTGTGATTTTGTCGCCACTTTCTGCTTCAAGTCTTGCAACAACTTCTTCACCTGAGCTGAGTTTGATACTTACAGTATCTCCTACCGTATATGGTGCTTCTATTAACATTATAGTGTGTGTCCTGTTCCTGTGTAGTTTGTATCTTCTATGTGTGATACAAATTGTTCATATCCGCCAACTGCTTTGCCATTTACTTTTATTTGTGGAAATGTTCTTGCTGTTGGAAATTCTTCGAATACTTGTTCACGTTCGAAGTCTTTGCCTAATTCTTTGTAGGTGTAAGCAAGTTTTCTTGTCTCACATAATTGTTTTGCTTTCATACAACTTGGACAAGCAGGCTTGCCCCATATTTCTATGCTCATAGTTTAAAGTCCTTTAGAGAATCGGTGCTTACATCTTGTTTGATGCCGCCAATGATGTAGCTCTCGACCTCTGTTTCTTGTGGAGCAACTTGTAGTCCTGACGAACTTAGCCAGTGTTGTGTCCACGGTAATGGGTTAGTATTAACAGGTGCATCAAATATTGTTTTATATCCAAGTGCTTTGAGTCTTCTGTTTGCAATATACTCTACATATTGATGGAGTAATGTTTCATTTAATCCAATAATTGAACCGTCTTTGAACAGATAGTTTGCCCAAGCCTTTTCTTCGTTAACGCAAGTGCGCCACATATCATAAACTTCTTCTTCACACTCTTTGGCAATCTTTGCCATCTCTGGATCATCTTTGCCTTGTAACCAATTCTTAATTATGTGTGTAGATAGTGCAAGGTGTTGACTTTCATCACGAGCGATAAGTGAAATAATCTTTGCTGACCCCTCCATTAGTTTTAATTCGCCAAATGCAAATGTACAAGCGAATGAAACATAGAAACGTAGTCCTTCAAGGATGTTTACATTCATCATTGCAAGATACATTTTCTTTTTCACATCACGCAGGTTGCCTTTGCCTTTATGGAAGTAATTGTCAGATGCTTCTGTAAAGGCATCATAATTTTTTGTAACACTAATAGCACGTTCGATAATTTTGTCATCGTCAAGGATAGTATCAAACACTTCACTTGGATCTGAATACACGTTTTTCATAATGTGTGTATAACTACGACTGTGAATAGTTTCAAAGAAGTCCCAAGTAACAATACAGCCTTCAAGTTCAGGAAGTGATACGTGTGGTAAGAATGCCAAACACGGGCCACGACCTTGAACACTGTCTAACAGAGTTTGGTATTTTAAATTAGAAGTAAAAATATGTTTTTGTTCTGGACGGAAATTAGCATAGTCTGCACGATCCTTTTGTAAACTTACTTCTTCTGGACGCCAAAAGTATCCCAGCATGGTTTGATTTAATTTATCAAACACAGGAAACTTGAAAACATCATAGCGTTGCGTATTTTGATCCTCACCAAAAAACATATTCTGTTTGGTAAAGTCAACCTTCTCTCTGTTGAAAACTGTTTTTGCCATTAGTGTATTCCTCTTTTCTCATTGTCTTATATTATAATA